CCATGCGAAGTAAGTTATGGAAGTGTCGCCCTTCCTTCTTGTGCGCCTCGTACCGCTTCATCCATTCCCCCATATCAGGGCTGGGCAACGACGGGGCTTCGTCCGACTTCTTGGGCTTGGGATGGCGATCTTTCCGCGTCTCATAAAACTCCTCGTCGAACGCCGCTTTGTTCTGGCTCGTGACAGTAGGCATACGGCTCCTTAGTATCGATGCGAGGGATCAGGCATCCCCTCATGGACATGGTCTGCGAGATTCGTGACTCCATCGACTTCCCACCAATTCGGCTTAACATATTTCTCATCGTGCTGCCGGTGATGATGATAATTAGGAAACTGGCTCAGGTAATCGCCCTCGCTGTCTAATTCATGATCCTGCTGGTACGTTGGCGTGTTCATCGTTTATGCACCACCTTTCCCATGTTATCGAGGTAGGTCATGTCGCGTCGCTGCACAGGAATATCCACCTGTGTCGAAACATTCGGGTCATGCCATGTATGAAATCCTTTTGATGTTTCATGCGCGGTCGTTTGCTTTGAGAGACGGTTCTTATTGCGAAGCCCAACGATCACCCCAACCTCTCCAGGGCGCACTTTGTCGAGCGGTCGGTAATCGTGCGTATCACCATCGATCACGCGAAACGTTTTGCCTGTTTCATGGTCAAGGACGGTGGCGGGCAGCTTGTTTTTATGCGAAAACGACATAGCGACATTCTCGCCTTCATCGAGGAGATCCCGCATATCACGCCAGTTGGAATGCTTGTTGAGGATCGCGCTTTCCATGCCATTAACTCCGACTTCATGCGACGTACCTGTAGAAGAATACGTTAAATGATGGTTTGGAGCAAATGACCGTTCAGCTTTTGGCACCCAATTCTTTGTATAGTCGTAAAACTCGACATCAGGATGGGCTTTAATAATCGCTCCATGCACAGAAGGCGGGAGATCGGACAGGACGTTAAGCCGCAGCCCCAATTGGTTTCCGCGTGTAGCAGCTAACCGCTTGGCTGATTCGATCTCGTCGTTTAACTTAATTGCAAACGCTTCTGGTTCATTCAGCATCGCCATCGACCGCGTGTGGTGCGCGAGGCGCGGGCCTTTGACCGCCGTTAGATTCTTGCCGCCCCCGAACTGTAGGTTCCCACCGCTCGTGAATCCAAGGCACCCTTCCTTGCAGGAGGCAAAATTTGAACAGAGACGCATCTCGCCAGCTTTCATGGCGGGAGATAACGAAAGCCCTGTCGTTTCGATGCCTTGTCCGTTTGGCAACAGAATGGGAACGCCTTCCGCACCAGCTTCTTCTGCCTTTTTCAACTTTCGATTCTTTGACAACAGGTCAGGGACATTTTTTCCTTCACCAAAGTGCGGGCGTAACGCCTCAATCGCATCACGACTGCTCTGGATACGTTCCTCCATTGGGAGGCTGAGATGGCGAGTGATGGCACGATTAAATGACTCGGTCAATCCGTCAATGGTGGGCTTCACATTCTCGCGCAGCATCGGCAGAGCCTTGGAGACTCCCATCTGTCCTACTCGTGCGGCTCCCTGCGCCGCCGCCACGCCCATTTGCGGCACGTTCCAGAAGTCTGACGGGTGTACATCAGGATCGGCTAACGCTTCCTGACCCGCAGTCGGGATCATACGAAGGCTCGACTGCAAGTCGTCAGGGCGAAACACGCCTTTCTGGGCTTGCTGTTGCGCGAGAAACTGGTCGCGGTTTGACGGAATTACTGTGGCCATTGCGTGTTACCCATTTGTGGCTCCATTGGCATTTCTTGTGACATGGCTTGCGGCGGGAGCATCTGCGCGGCGTCGCCCATCGGCGGTGCGGAGGGCTGCGTCAGCGGGTTCGGACGAATGGCAATATCGGCTTGCGCCCGCTGCATCGCCAGTTGCTGCTCCACGTTCCGGTTTGCGATCTCCCGCTCCAGCCGACCGGTATCCATGTGCTTGAGCAGCATCGCCACAATCGCCTCCAGCTCCGTCTTATTCTGGCTCGTGATGGCGCGAGTATTTTGATCGTTGACCTTTACCTCTGCCATCGTCTCGGTATTATGCGCCCGTGCCGTGACGTCCATCAGCTTGCGCTTGGTCGATCCCTCTTCATGGATCTGTGCGACCTGTGCGCGGTTATTGATTTCGAGCTGTGCCGCTTGCAGTTGCTGTTGCAGTTGCTGAACCTGTTGTTGGCCCTGCTTGATCGCCATCTGCGCCTGGGGCGGGATGTCCGACTTTTGATCGATCTGTGATAGGGGATTCATCGAGGCCAACCGATCCGCAATGACATCAGCCCCAGGGAAGTCCATATTCTTAAACAGGAGGTCACCCGCGACTTCAAACAACTTCGGATAGGCCGACACCATCGGGATCATCGCATCCACAGCGGCTTGGCGTTTGCTAAGATACCCTGGCCCTGTATCCATGACCACATCGTATTCCCCGACCGTCACATCGTTCAACACGCGACCCAGTTCGTCAATACCGTTGATCGTCGTCATCTCCGGTGTCCCATCAGCCCCAATGATCCGCATCGCCCGTTGCGTGTCATAGATTTTTGGAATCAGGTCGAGGACGATCTTACCGGTGTGCTTAATGGAGCGGGTGAGATTGTCGTAGAAGTGGAAGTTCGTTTGATCCGTCTGCATCTGCTGGCCCTGCAACGCTTTCCCGCTCATGTTGCCAGGGAGTTGCTGGGCAGGGTCGTAGATCCCGACCACCGATTGCAAATCGTTCGCAATGGCCGCAGCCGATTCCATAATCCCTTGCGGTGGAGCTTCGGGCTGGATGCGTGTCGGCACCTGGGCGGGTCGTCCGTCGATGTCGGTCTGCTTGTACCGCAACACGGGATACGACTTGATGTTCGCCAAGCTCCATTCCTGCTCGTGCCCTTCGTCCTGCCCTTCAGCCAATAGCCACTTCGCTTTGGGAGCCAAGGCCACCGCTTCCGTCATCGCCGTGCGCCAAAAGTTGTACATCCGCTGTGGGTCTTTCGCAAACCGCACAATGCCATATTTACGCCGTTGATCCTCGATTGTAATTTGTGCGCCGTAGACCGGCACAATCGGAATCCAACGTCCAGGCCAAATCTTTTCTTCCAGTACGTCCATCGCCGTCAACTTGCACCACTTCACCACCCGTCGTGCCGACTTGCGGCGATCAATGACAAAAGGAATCGCCTCATCGGGGAGATCCGACTCAAACACCGACGTCCCATCCTCCATCAGACACAGCGTCGCCGCTTCGCGCTCCACATGGAAATACTCGGCGATCCGAATATCGTCCCGCATGACCCAGGACGCCGACGAGTCGCCGGTGCCACGCGACGTAAAGCCGGTGCCATCGTCTTTGCCTGGGTACAGGTCGCGGAACTTTGACTTGGGGATAACCGTGGTGATCAGACAGCGTTCCGCATCGCTCCCATCGGGGGCAACGCTGTTTGGATCGAAGTACACAGAGAACGGATTATCCACCGGCTCGATGTAAATCTCCTGATCGAACGAATCTTCGCGGGTGTAGTCGGTAATGATGCGCCAGTAGCCCCACCCCATTCGCACCGCGTATTCAAACGCCATATCGTAGGCGGTGTCGGCGTTGCTGTTGACTTCGATGTGGCGCACAAGCCCTTCGATAATCTGTGAGACTTTGAGATCGGCTTGATCGTTGACGGGATGTACTTTGATGCGCGGGCGTTGCTGCCGCTGTTGATTGCAAATCTGCCGTATAAATGCGTCGATCTTATTAATCGTAATGCAGGGACGCGATTCCAAGTTCCGACTGTTCTGCACTTCCACGGGCCATTGCTCCCCCGCAGAGAACTTAATATCCCCTAACGCTTCGCTGCGGTTTAGCCCATCCGCATCCCCGACGAGACGCAAGAACTCCATCGCCTCGTGAATGATGGTGTCATGTGTAGACTCAGTGTCGTGCATAAGACTCCTCGTTAGGCGTGATTATTCCATCCATCCACCCACCGGCGCAAGTCCCCGCTTCTTCGCCGCCGGTTTGGGAGGAGCCAGCATGAGGGCGATATACCGAAACGCATCGGCCCCGTGCGAATATTCATCGTGAAGCGGCGACTTCTTAAACGCCCCCGTCTCAGGATCGGTCTCGTATCGATAGTGCCGCAGACAGTCCAACCCATCGGCGCACCCCTCACGATCAAAGTAGCAATTTGGGAACACCGTTCGTGCCGCGTTAATCGAATCGATGACTGGCACACGGTCGAGAATGCGTGTCTTGTAGCCCGCATTCCGCACAATCTCCTCGATGGTACGCCCTGCGGCGGCGAGGGTACGGTTCTCCGCATCGTGTGGCAACCAGAGCGTCTCGTATACATACCCGAAGGACTGCATCTGGTTCAAGTACCAACTGATCGTCTGTTGTTGGTTCTCCATGTACCGAATCAGTCGCGTCTCCATCCCAACAAATTGCAGGAACCAGATCGCCGTCTTGTCAGCCCAGCCCAGATCGAAGATCGCGTGAACCGGCTTCATCCCATCATACGGCACACGGGTAATCCGTCCATCGCGTTCAGCCCGCGCCATCTCCTGCCCAAACACCGCGCCGTCCACCGTGCGCCGACAATGGCCCTCCCAGACCTGTTCGTAGCTGGGCAGATCACGATCCTTCAGCGCATCCTTCTCGATGCGGAGCGTTTCGGGGAACCACGGGTTATCCCGCCAGCCGATTTGTTGCACCCAGGCCAAGGCCGGTTGCTTCGCAATGAACCGCTGGTAGGTCGCGTCGGTCTCCAGCACGGGATTGAACGACACCCAAATCTCACTCCCTTCCTTGCGGATCGTCGGGACTAGCACATCCCAACTGGCACTCGACACCGTCTGCGCCTCTTCCACCCAACACACATCGATACCCTCAAAGGATTTAATGTTGCTGACATTGTTGCGAAGACCGGCAAAGAAGAACTCGCTGCCACTACTGGAGCGGATGGATGTCTGCGTGATCGTGTACAGACCGGACAGGCCCAGCGAGACGATCTGATCGCTCAGGAGCTTGAGACAGGAATCGCGGATGGAGGTTTGGAACTCTCTCGCACAGAGGACTCGCATGGGGCGTTGCGCGGCCTGGATGAGCAGCGCACGAGCAATGCCCCAGGATTTTGCGCCACCTCTCCCGCCGTAGAGGACTTTATAGCGAGACGGCGCAAACAACCCCCGTAGCTTGACGGGGAATTCAGCTTTCGCGGCCTGTTCCGGTAGGTTCGACAAATTGCACCTGTATCGCCGTGAGTAAAGGCGCACCGTTCTCGCCGGTCACGACTTGCTTCACCGTTTCAGCCCAGTTTAATTGCGTCTTCGTCCACCAGATCAAACTGGTCGTGTCTTTGTCGATGGTCGCTTTATCGAAGAGCGTTTGCGTGATCTTACTGTGCGCCCGCGCCTTCCCCATATCGAGTTCCTGCCGGTAGTGTAGGCGCAGTGTTTTGTCATCGATGCCGATCAAGATCCCAATAATCTCGTGTCGCAATCCAATCCCGCTCGATGATTCCACGACACGCCGTGATTCGACGGTCGGAATGTGTTCTGCTGACATCTCAGCCTCCATTGAACCGTTCACGCCACTGTAGATCGATGACGCACACATCCGCTTCCTGTATGAGCTGATAGTCGACGCCGTCAATCTCATGCACGGGCCATGTCAAGTAGGTGCCGTTGCCATAAATAATAAAATCGCCCACCTGGGCTTCTTCAACCTGTGGGCCAATCGCTCGTACCCAGCCACGATTGAGGCTTTCGGTATTCTCGACGATCAGCACCGAGGAGAGTTCGCGCACGACCGGCTCCACCAGAATCCGATCCCGCACTGGTCGAATCGGCATCACCGGCGTAGTCGTATCTGTCAAAATATTATACATCTGTCCCTCCGCGTAATCGATCTGCGACCAGCCGCGCATAGCCCGCCACATCATCCCAAGAATCTAACAGCGACGGATCGCCATGCACAATCCGCGACAACTTCGTACAAATCAAGTCCAGGGCTTCCCGCATCTCTGGGGCCAACGCCACCGCTCTGACATTCGCCACCTGATGTAACGCGGCCTTCAATGCTTGGGCCGTCAGCGCAACGTCCACAAACCGCCCATACCGACGTTCACGATGGGCAAGAATCTCTGCCGTCGGGTCGTCACGCATCATCGTCGTCCTCCAGATATGCAGGATTCGGCAGCGGGATGTCAAGCGGCCATCTCCCGCTCCGCACCACCGCGATAATGGTTTTCTGATGCGCGGCCAGCCACCGCGAGACACGCTCAGATTTCGACAGCACACGACCGGCATCGATTTCGTGATGGCACCGATGGCACAACGCGGCGATCAAATTATCGTCGGCTTTGATCCCCATGCCCTTCCCGCCACGCCAGTTACAATGCGCGGCGACCGTCGTCCCTTCACGCC